ACGGCTGAGTCACAGGCTGCATACGCGGCGGCTCAGGCTGCTGAAGGAGAAGAATAATGGCTAGTAGTTCACAAATCCCATTCGCTCCGCTAGGTGACACAATCACCTTTGCGGCGGCTACGCCTACGCCTCCCACGGCTTTACAGGCTCCGATTCGCCCAACGATCAACAGTGACGCGGGTCAGTACAGGATCATTAACGACAGCACTGTCACGGTTTTTTTAGGCGTTGGCGCGACTTCTGCTGAAGCGATTGCTAATGCAGGCGCTGTTGCGACCTCTGTGCCTTTGCTTCCCGGGACCGACGAGGTTCTGAGGTTTGGCGCTAGTGCATTCTTCACTGGCAAGTCATCGAGCGGTACGGCTACGATTTACATCACGCCCGGTCAAGGGTTGTAGTGAACGAGCAGGACGCTGCTGATCGGGCTGTCAAGAAGGTCTTCGCTATTTTAGGTGTGGACATTGACAAGCCCGAATCCATCGAGGAGTTCCGCGAGGATCTGCGGTTTGGTCGGAAGATGCGCCGGGCTGCTGATCACAGCATGATGGCAATCGTCGGTACGGTCGCGGTTGGTCTTTGCATCGCGGTCTGGACGGGGTTCGCTGCTAAACTAGCAGAATGAAATGGATGCACTTGAGGCAATTGGTACGATCTGGCCGATAGCGGTTGCGTTCGTGACCCTCGTGATTGTGCTTGCAAAAATGCACGCTGACATTGAGCAGATCAAGGAGAAGATCCGCACACTGTTTGAGCTTTGGAATAATCGAGGCAAGTAATGGCTGAGATTAATGACAACACTACGATTGAGATACCTATTCGCAATCTAGTGGCAATCATCGCCGGGGTGGTGGTTGCCGTCCTTGCATATACTGAAGTAACCAACCGTATAAGCGTCTTGGAACGTCAAATGGCGATCATCGAATACGATGTGAACATGAACTCGGAGTTCCGAGTAAAGTGGCCTAGAGGCGAGCTGGGTGCGTTACCAGACGATCTTCTGCAAAACAGTCAAATCGACGCACTCCAAAAGGTTGTCGAACTAAATACTGACTTCAGAAATAATTGGGCGCCGCCGTCAGAGGTTCAGCAGTCGGTTAGGGATAACCACGCTCAAGAAATTCGTTTGAATTACATTGAAGACAAGTTGAAGGAGCTGGATCGTGATTGACAAGCTTATAGGGCCTGTTACGGGCCTTCTAGACAAGTTTATTGAGGACAAGGACCAGAAGGCACTCCTAGCGCACGAAGTTGCTACAATGGCTAAAAACCACGCTAGAGAACTGTCACGCGAACAGTTGGAGGTGAACAAGGTTGAGGCGGCTCATAAATCTTTGTTTGTATCTGGTTGGCGTCCTGCTGTTGGCTGGGTTTGTGTACTTGGTATGTTTGGAAACTTCATTACCATCCCCTTTGCAAACTTTGTACTCGCACTTGCCGGGTCCGAGATTGAAGTGCCCCTGATACCTCTGGAGACCATGATGCCGGTTTTGTTGGGCATGTTGGGCTTGGGTGGGCTGCGGACCTTTGAAAAGCATTCAGGGGTTAATCGGAACAAATGAAGCTTCGATATTTTAAAAATGACCTGTCAGAGTTTGCCTGCAAAGAAACCGGCAACAACCTGATCCAAGAATCGTTTGTACACGCCCTAGATGACCTCAGGGACGCTTGCGGCTTTCCGTTTTTGATAACGTCAGGGTATCGAGATCCTAGCCACAGCGCCGAAATAAACAAGTCTCAGCCCGGTCAGCACTGCCTCGGGATTGCAGCGGATATTGCGGTTAGCGGTGGAGCGCAGAGGTTTATCATTGTTAAGCATGCGCTCGCAATGGGATTTTCAGGGGTGGGCACTGCCAAGACTTTTATCCACGTTGACATGCGTCAGACAACGCCTATGCACTGGCGTTATTCTTGACCTCTTCTAGAATTTTTTCGAGCGTGTGCAGTATGTCGTGCTGAGTTTCTGCCAACTCGACTAAACGCTCGAAATCGTGTTCATCAATCTCAATGGTAATTTTACTCATAGCAGCATCGCTCCGATGATGAATCCTAAAGAGAATGATGTGATTATAGCCCAGCCGGTAAAAATACCCTTATCAAAATCACGCAGCCTAGATTTTATTTGATTTAACGTCATCGCTTTTTCCTTTTTTATTAAACTCTCGGACCCGGCTTTCGTCTTCTGGGTGAATCCACAGGGTTATTTGTTTCAACCCAGCGGCTCGCATTTTTTCTTTAAACGCAGCCTGACGTTCGGCGTTTGTTGTTGTCATGACTTATTCTCGCATGGTTTTGTTTCTTTGAAGTCCGGCCAAGCTTTGGCAACACAGACGTTGTATTTGTACTCACGCTCCTGACGCAGCTGCTCTTCGTAGTCTGCGTTACCCGCCCAGCTCAGCAGCCAGATGAATAAAATGCAAAAAACTAAAGCGATGAATTTTTTGATCGTGTTCACTTTGTCTCCTTGGCTTGCTTGCGAAGTTCATTTAGAACGTCTTCCCAGATCTGAGAGAGGTACGGATCGAGACCTTGATGACGGACATCCTGAAGGATGATGATTGCTGTTTGCAGTTCAACTTTGGTCGGCTTCATTGTTCCTCCTAGCGGCCTAAGCCGCTTTTGTCTCGTGCACTTTAACTTTTACAGAATCACGCTCCACACCGTTCTCCCAGTCCCATGTTGCGATCAAAGTCTCCTCTGAACCCCATACTGGAATGCTAAGATCAACATTAATAACCTTGCCAACTCTTCGTTCAACATAACCAGATGCTCGCATTCCGTCGTGGTCATAAGCGCCGGTTTTTACCCAACCTCCTTTGGAGACCTTTTGCCACCGGAGAAAACCTTTTAGCTGGCCCTTGCGCTTACCTCTAACGTAACGCGGTAAAGCGTCAACAACATCGTCCCCAAAATAACGGCGAGCCATGCCTTCAATAAACTCCGAAGACATGTACCCGTTTCTGTAATCAATGTTCGCTCTTATTGTCATTGCTCTCTCCTTGCTGTTTGATTAAGAGTTGATCCACTCGTCATATGTTTTGAGTGGTGCACCAGTGGTGATGTCGATACCGTTACCATCGTCGGCGCAGCCAAGGTAGATCTGATACTCGGAGTCATTACTGCCCCGAGCTTGTGTTTGCCAAAAAATCTCTTGCTTAAGTTCCATTTGTATTTCCTTGCTGTTTAAAATTACATTAACCTCAACCACAAAAGAAGTATCGCATGTTACTGGTAACAATGGAAGGGGTTAAACGAAATTAATTGCAAAAAAAAGGCGCCAAAAAAGGCGCCTGCTTAGCACAAGCCTGTCACTTAAACAGGCGTTTGAACCAAGGCATCCATTCTTTTTCGTTCATGACATTTTCGAAACTTGGCTCTGGATCTCCATTCTTCCGAGGTCGGTACGATCGATAACTCAACTGCTGGCGCATTCGATATATCTTGTTAGAAATTGCCTTTTCGTTTCGGTCCAATTTCTCAGCGATCTCAGAGGTTGATGCGCCACGCTCACACATAGTTAGCAGGCGATTAATTTCTTTGATAGTCCAGTGTTTAGATTCTTTTTTCATAACTGCTCCTTGCTGTTTCACGTGGAACTTTAAATAATTTTAACTCTGTCAATTGGAAAGTGTGCCATTGGCTCTAGGTCAGCCGGATCGTTACGATCCACCCTGCCGGTAAAGCTTATGTGCGATGGGTTTTCTAACAACAGCCACCCGGTACAGTCATCCCATTCAACAGCGAAGATTGTTTTTTTTCCGATCATGTTTAACTGTCTTGCCGCGTTTAGCTTGTGAAGCGCAACAAAGATGTCTGGGTACTGGCTCATTTTGTTGCGGCGACGTTTGACCTCAACAAATCCAGCAATCTCCTTACCCCTGATCGCAGCAAAATCTAAAACGTAGCTTGCAGGCAGCTTCCTGAAATCTGAAAACTCGAGGGCCGTGGCGACCCTCTCCATGATCTTGACCTCTGCCTGACGGTCATCTTCCTGCTCATATCTTGGCCTTATCAAAACGGAATATCATCGTCGAAGTTGTCATCAACGGGCAACTGTTCTGGTAACTGCTCTGCTGGCTTTTCTTGACGCTGGTAGGTGTCAACTTCAGCGTAATAGTTGCCAGACCGGGCCTCCTTCATCTGCACCTTTATCTTGTCACCAGACTGAGTTGCGAGCCATGCAAGCATCTCTGCCTTGTTGATCACAATGTTGGCCTTGACGAAGTCAGGCGCTCGCTCGTCGGGCTTGTACACACGCAGACCATCCACCCAAATTTTATCCTGTTGCATTTTCTTTCTCCTCGCCGAAATAGGCTATTCTGAATTCTGGTGACTTGATTATTTTGACCTGCGGAACGGTAAAGCATCCGCCCTTGGTAGGTGCTCGCCAGATGCTTTTAACTTCATCTTCTGAAAGTTCAAAAAACGCTTGAGCTGCTTGTTTCATACCTTCTGTCGTACCGTCGTCAATGCCTTCTATAACTGCGTTTATCGAATCGCGCAGCTCGTCACAGGCAGCGTTGTACGCCTTTAAATCGTCAGCCTTATGATCGATCGTTTTTACATTGCCGGCCAAACTGTTGCCGTCATCATCTTCCTGAGCGACGTTCGCGAATGCGCTTAGAGAATACCGGCGAAGGTAGGTGATCAAAGATCCGGCAGCTTGTGCGGGATTCTTGGCGTTGGGATCAATCGCCATAGATATGTGCTCAGACATCCACTGACCGGATGTATGCACTAAGGTAGTGGTAACGCATAGGTTTCCGGAATCGTCTGTTGACGGGGCTTGTATGACGGCTATTCCTGCCTCAGTGAAAGCAGGTCGGCAAACATCTATCACACCGGCTAGGTCCGCGTACTTCGACTTGAAAAAATCGTTTTTCACAGACTTGGTTGGGTTCTGGATAAGACCTTGGGCAACCACCAATGCAGTTGCCAGTTCGTTAATTTGCTCGCTCATCTTCATGCGTATGCTCCTTTAATTTCATAGAAATCTTCAAAATCCTGCTGGGTGCTGTCAAATTTAAATTTGAAATCTGCTGGTATACCAGAGTAGCCCCAGTGATAGTCGATGTAATCGTCACAGATTTGGAATCCGTTGCCAGTTAGATCGTCTAGGCTCCACTCGATCCACTGAAAGAACTCCGGGAACTGCTTGATCAATACGCTTGAAGCAACTTTAATTGCTCTGGAACGAGCCTTTAGGCCTTCGAACCAAACATTTTGATCGTCGTTAGGAATAACTGATTTAACTCTACAAAGATGCTCGTAGTGGCACCACAATGCGTACCAAGGCTCTTGAGTTTCATCATAGTAATAATGACGGCGGTTTAAAATTAATGGCATGTTGTTAACCTCTTAAATTGCTGGAAATCTAACTTTAAATGAAAATTTAACCGAAGAAAAGCTTTTTTTAAAATTAATTCGGTGCTAGGATCCGCTCAGGAGGTGACAAATATGCAATTACCAATCGAAGTTTACATGGAACGGTTTAACAGCAACATTCGGCGAATCAGCCTAGAGTTAGGTGTTGCGGAGCAGAAGATTCGGAATCGGTCAAGAAAAGATGGGTCTGAACTTTTGGTTTCAATCGACGAGGATTTTAAGCTGTTGAAGCTTGAGGTTATTCATCGAGAAGTTTTCGAACGTGCATAAAAAAGCCCCGACAAGGGGGCCTTCTTATGCCCACAAAGGGATGGGCGGAGCGTTATCCAGCAAGGTTAACGATGCCTATTCTAGTTCATCTGCGGACGTAGAGCAACGTACAGTTACTCCTGCATACGCAGACATACCTAGAGTGAGGTCGTAATGTCGAAAAGTAGTCCGTATTTTCCGTTTTATCCGACCGACTGGTTGGACAGTCATCAGATCTTCAATTACACACTTGAGCAGGAAGGTGCTTACATCCGATTGCTGTCAGCAGCGTGGAAGATGGGCGGCGGATTGCCAAACAATGATCGCTGGATTTGTAATGTTTTGCGTTGCAAGCCATCTCAATGGAAGCGGATAAAAGCAGTTTTATTTGCTGAAGATGGTGCCTTTTACCTTGAGAATGAACAGTGGTTTAACCCGCGCTTGAGCGAAGAATTGAAACTTTTTCGACAAAAATCTCAAAAAAATGTTGAGAACGCGAACAAACGGTGGAACTTACCGGATCATTCTGGAACTAAAAAACCTAATAAAATCAACGAAACGACTAATGCGGTCGCATTACGGTCGGAATGCCATACAGATACAGATACAGATACAGAAACAGATAAAGAAAAAGTAAACCAAAAAGAAATTACTGCGCGCATAAATGCGCTCGGCGTTGAAATGGATCTTTGGAATGAATTTTTAGGGATTAGAAAAAAGTTAAAGGCAAACAATTCAACCCGAGGTGTTAACACTTTGTTGAACCGGATTGAAAAGTTTGTATCAAAAGGCCAGTCAGCAACCGCTATGATTGAAGAGGCTAATGCTCAGGGCTGGAAAACCGTGTACGAAGAAAAGGAAGAAAAGCATGTACAACCAACAGCAAGGCAACTACTCGATGACTACTCGTGGGCAGATGGACTCATCGCTCAACCGGGTGAACAAAATATTCGCAATGTTACGGATTACCTACCCGACCTTTCTCAAGAACGAAAACGAGACTGAAACCAAGCGCCTCTGGTTTAGTCACCTTGAAAGCTTCAGCGAGGACAAGATTGACGCGGCTCTGAAGATTATGCCTGATGAGTTTCCGAAGTTTGCTCCGACGATCGGTGAGTTTAAGAAATTGTGCAGAGGACAGGCGTCTGCTGAGAAGCCGCCTCAAGGTCTGCCGATCTGCACAAAGTGCAGGTCATATACGATTACTCAGCGTCACTTTGAGATGTGCGTAGAGAAGTCCATTGAGCCAGAGCGTTACCACCGCAAAGATCCTGACGAGATTCGAGCGCAGCTAAA